AACAACAAAATATCCTTGCCTTTAAAGAGACACAAGAGTATTCTACACCTCAAATAAAAGAAGATTCTATAAATAAAACGAAAGCAAAAATTGCGAGTATTGAAATGCAGCTGAAGACCTTCAAGGAACGCCTTTCTGATACGGCACAGGAAGACTGCCCTATCTGTTATGAAAATCCTCGTGATACTCAAGCAATGTTGACTCCCTGCTGCCACCGTATTTTCTGTGGTTCGTGTGTTCTCCGTAGCTTGGCTCGTCGCACAGACTGTCCTCTCTGTCGCACACCGATTCAGCCAACTCAACTTGTTCATCTCGTTGCCGAAAAGCCGAAGAAGAATAAGAAGGAAAAGAAGGAAGAAAAGTTGCTGAGTAAGCCGAAGCGTCTACTAAAATTCTTAAAGGAAAATCCAGAGGCACGTGTGCTTGTATTTAGTCGCTATGAAAATCCGTTTATTGCTCTAGAAAAGGACTGTGAAGATGCTGGAATTTCCTACCACACCCTACGCGGCAATAAGGATGCGATTGCCAACACGGTGAAGCAGTTTGAGAAAGGGGAGAAGAGAGTCCTGTTTCTCCCTACCCAAACAGCTGGAGCTGGTCTCAATCTTGTTTCAGCGACTCATGTCGTCTTGCTTCACGCAATGACCCCTGAGGAGGAGAAGCAGGTGATTGGTCGTGCCTATCGTCTGGGTCGTTCAAAGGAGCTAAAGATCATCAAGCTCCTCCACGAAGGTGAGACAATTTCATCATAAAAATTGATATTTTTATGGCAAGATATATACGTACAATGGTTGACTTTCGCGCGTGTGGAGGAAAAGGTCCTGAGCATTTTAACAAGACTCAGGGGATTTGGCAGATCTATGCGAAGCCAGATATCTTTGCAGCGACGATGTCCTACAATGATCTTGTTATCCCACTTCGTTGGAATCGATTCTCAATTGACCGACGAGGAACAGCACCTGTTGTTGGCCTCTGGCATAGCTTTGAATACGAAGCCCAACATGGAGTTCGTATGCACGGAAGATGTTATAATCTTGAATTTCCTCTTGAGCAAGTTCAACTTCAAGACAATACATTTACCTACACTCATCATAATTATGAATTAGATGAAGAGGATTATGAAGATGAGGATAGGTTTGTGGATGCAAACTTTACTCTAACCTTCTCTCCAGCCTTTGCACAAAAGTTTCTGAATTGTATTACTCTGTCTCATTGAGGGATAGGCGCTTCGTCTTTGCCTCAGGGAACTGCCCAGCAACCATCGCCACACAGCGAATAGGAATATCCGTTGTATCATGGATACGACACATTTCACGCCACGCATTAAACAAAGCCGACTGACGACTTAGCACACGAGTAAAGACCAAATCTTTTGGCTCAGCTGGCTCATGCTTGGGAGCACCTTTGGTATGAAAAATATGGTTTGTCACCTTCAACTTTAGTTGCTGTGTCAACGGAAGAATCTGCCAACACTGATAAAAGAATGCCCAGAAATCTGCCCAGTCGCTCACGTACAAAATATTAAAAATCCGCATATACACCGCAAGAGCATCATCATACCCTTTGAGACGAGTTGGTGCATTTTCGTGAAGAACCAGTCCAGCCAAGTTTGCCTCATTATTTTCAAGAGCAACCGTTACATAAGGGTCATATTCATCATATAAGCAATGCCATGCCCAATCCAAACTTGCACTCGTACAATTACTGTCCTCAATATGAACCTGTTGGTCCAAAGCAGGAAATCCAGCAAGATGGCGGAAGATTACACGCAAATCGCCACAATCCGCAACAGCTTTAGGAATGGTATGATTTCCTTTTTTTAATGTCTCAAGGACAACATCAGGATTTGGAGGGGACAGAACAAGTGTAGTACAAATACGACGAATCTGTTCCATAGGACGACCATGTAGGGTATTGCAAATGAGGACAAGAGGGTGGCTTCCATCCCCCTGTTTCCAGTCACGTAGAAAGCTCAAGAGTTCCTTGAGGCCACCATTTTCTCCACCACTTAGGCCGTCCATTTCATCCAGCAGTACAGCCATACGATTATTGGTTCCATCACGAAGCCACTCTTTCACTCCGCCGTGTTTCAAGAGAGGTAGAATAGTTTTACGAAATGCTATACCACTACGTGTATGACTTGCGTTGAACTCACAAAGGGTGTATCCAATCCGTTTCATCATACGATGAACCAAAGTCGTTTTTCCAATTCCAGGTGGACCAACAAGTAGAAATGCTGGAGTTGTACGGTTGAACATCCACTCGTACAACTTCGCTTCAGCTTCTGGCTGAAAACAAAAGTCAGGATCTTCTGACATCTAGTTCTAGCTGTCTAGTGAGTTTAGGCTGTCTTACACGATTCCTTTTGTGCCGCAGATGCTACTACCCCTGTAGAAGTAGTAAAGGTACAGCTTTCGCCATTGGTAATTCCCTCCCAAGTTAATCCAGCTTGTTGAGCAAAATTACAGAGTTTCTGTAATTCATCTGGCTTCATGCCAGGCTTGAAAACATACGGGAAGTATTTACGATCGTCAGCAGGAGGATTTTGGGGAGTATCTTCCTGATTCCACGGCACTAGCACACCACCACTACGATTTACACCGAGTAAATCAACGCATGTGTCTTGAGTTCCGCGACGGTAATAGACCAAGTAATCCGGGCAAGCATTTACAATTGGGGGCCAACTTCCTTGATATCCACCCAATAGGCTGGTGCCGCGAAACCAACGAACGCCAAAAAAGTAGAAGATCAAGACAAATAGGATTAAGACCAAAATAGCTGCCCACATACGATTTGACTTGAATAGCTGCATTCCAGCTCCAGCGGTGATGACAAACGCTAAAAACACATAGGCAATAAAAGCATAGTCCATCGGGATGCTTCTCTCTAGTGGTGTAGGCAACAAAGAAGAATGCCAATAGATAGTCATTTACTATGTTCTTCTAGATTCCAGCTCACTGGAATGTAGAAGAATTTACTCTTATATCCACTAAAAATAGACGCACGACCCATGTTAACTGACTTAACCCAGACGGGCGACGGGCGTGACAGAGTTGGTGCCAGTACCAGTGCCCAGACCAGGCAGCTCGATGTAGCCCGTCAGGTAGTTGAACGGGGCCGTGTCAATGCCACCAACACCATCCGTGCCGCCGAGCAGCACATTGTTGGTGGAGGTCATCAGCTGAACCTTGCGGAAGGCACGGCCAGCGGAGGTCAGAGTCTTGCCCATATCACGGAAGACACCAGTACCACCAGCAGCGATCAGCGTAGAGGTGATCGAGCTCTGAGAGTAGATGTTCGTGGAGATACGGGGGAGCTCATCCGTTCCAGCGTTAACGTAGAACGTATTACGAGCATCAGCAACCGTGATGTAGAATCCAGAGCCAACGGGAACTTGCTTGAGGCGAGTCTGCAGGGATGTCATTTCCTTCTATACCCTTGTCGGAGAAAAAAAACTTTTTCACAAACTGTTTGTGGTAAAACAGAGAGACCGGAGCGATGGATCCAACAAGCCAAGCCCCACCGCCATTTCAGCTGTTCAATACTACCGGAGGTTTCGTTAATGGTCAAAATGGTCGTGTCAATTTGACTGACCGTCCGTCGGCAGGAGGATT